AGCCACCGTTAGACCCTGTTTTCAAACCATTTAGACCCTGTTTTTTAACGAAAGGATGTGCAATATGATGGGTATCAATATCAACTGTAAACATCAGGATTTTATTGGCGAAATCCTGTCAGGCAAAAAGACAATTGAAACGAGAAACACTCCTAGCTTAGATCCTTATTTGGGTCAAAGGGTTGGCCTTATCAGAACTGGAGCATTGTTTGCAACGCTAGAAGGGTTCGCAACCATTACAGAAAGCTTTATCTATTATGATAGGCAATCATTTGATTCTGATTACGAATTACATAGGGTTTCGCCTGACTCCCCCTATTACATTCCGCATCACGGAACGAAGGTTGCCTACATCCTTACGGAAGTAGAATCAATCGAACCTGAGAGAATATTGACTAGAGGTATTATAGCTCGCAAAATTGGTAGACCCTGTTTTCCAATGAACTAGGGGCAAAAATACCCGCCCGAAAAACTGTCATAAAATTTTATGGATTGTGTATAATTGTTTTGGAGTTGTAACGAATAACTATTGCAACCATTGAAAGGGGAGCAAGATGAAGATCATAAAGAATACGCTGGAAGTTATTACATCAGTATGGGAAGACCCTGGCGATTATCCCAACGCATTAGCGAGAGGCCCGCTTCCTTCGCATTTATGCGTAGAAGATATCTCAGGATACCTTCTGATCCAAGTCGAGAAGCAAGATCAAGAGAACGAGGATTTCGAGGGCTGCAAGCCTGACGAAGTCATGCAATCTTTAATGGAAGATCATACCATTAGTGTCGATGGGGTGGTTATTACATCTTGGCAATTCTGTCCACAAGAGCATCCGAATTCTAATGATGCTGCTGGGCTAGACTTGTGGAAGATCATTCCGTATAAATGGAATTCTGACGATTTCCAATTATAATGTATCGACCCTGTTTTTAATGGATACCCTCTCACTTTGAGAGAGTCCAAAAGTTTTATCCTTGAAAGGGATTAACCATGTCAATTGAAACCACTTCTGCTTCTGCCACCGTTACCCCTGTTGTCGATCCTAATCGTATCGTAACGATTAAGCTTAAGGCTTGCGAAGCCGAAATGATTAGAAACATAGCAGCTTGCCTAGCTAGACCTCTGGATGAAAGCAGAACCGCCCTTCTCAGGGTGTGCAATGCAACTCCAGAAGAAATGATGAAAATACATCATAAAGTTTATTCATCTGAAATGGGTTGGCATCACCTTAATTGGGATGCATAGACCCCTTTCTTCTTCACCCTATAGGCCAAATCTGTAGGGTGAAAAATTTTATCAAGGAACAATATGAAAAGACCTATCGAATGTGCAAAATGCGGTAAGCATATCATCAAAATGTATGGCTACAAAGACTTATGCAATTTATGTCACACAAAGAGCTTAAACTTATCAGCAAGAGGTGCTGCGGAGCTTAAAAAGCTAAGAGATGAACTAAAGGAAGTTAAGGCAAAGCTAAGATCCTTGCGAACAACTTTAGCTAATACCAAGCTATCGTTGAAGAATGCTGCAAGGGTTAATGAAAGGCTTAAGGCTGATCATCGTTCTGGTTTTGAGTGGGATCGTGAACGAATTAAACAATACAACAAGGACAAATCATGAAAGTATTAGTAGCTTGCGAGTACAGCGGAACTGTCAGGGATGCATTCAAGGCCAAGGGCCATGATGCTTGGTCATGCGATTTGCTTCCTACAGACAAACCAGGGCAACATTACCAAGGAGATGTGATTGAATTCATTAAGAACAATCCAGGTTGGGATCTTATGATTGCTCACCCGCCCTGCACCTATCTTGCTGCATCTGGTTTGCATTGGAACAAACGCATTCCAGGCCGTGACCAACTCACCTTGGAATCATTAGAGTTCGTGACCCTCTTATTCAATGCACCTATACCCAAAATAATATTGGAGAATCCTATTGGGAGAATCAATACAGCAATCAGGAAACCTGACCAAATAATTCAGCCTTGGATGTTTGGGGAGGATGCATCAAAGTCCACTTGTTTATGGCTTAAAGGTGTACCCAAGCTTGAACCAACTGACATCATAAAGAAAGACAGGTACGCAAATCAAACGCCATCAGGGCAGAACAACCTTGGTCCATCCAAGGATCGCTGGAAGATTCGATCAACAACCTATCAAGGTATTGCAGATGCTATGGCAACCCAATGGTCTTGACAAACATAATAAATAATGGTGTAATGGGGATATGAGAACTAAAACGCATCTTAATCCAGGTGACAAGATAAACAGATTAACCGTTGTTAGGTTAAGTCATATTGGGAAACACTATCGTTCTTATTATGTTTTCAAGTGTAATTGTGGAACAAAAAAGGTATTGCTTGGATCAGGCGTAGTGTTGGGCAATACAAAAAGTTGCGGGTGCTTATCGAAAGAAGTCAAGAGGGCTAGGAGGTTACCTGACAATCGTGGAGTAATAAATCATTTGATACTTCAATATAAAAGACACGCACGAAATAGGGGATTTGCTTTTAGGTTAAGTTATAAAGTATTTTCAAATACAATAAAAGAAAAATGTTTTTATTGCGGTGATATGCCTAAAAATATCAAAGTTACAAAAAACTGCAAGGAGGGCTTTTTATATAACGGAATAGATAGGGTTAATGCAGACAGAGGATATTTTACAGATAACATTGTGCCTTGCTGTTCTATATGCAATAGGGCTAAGAATAATTTGACACTTAAAGATTTCAAAGGTTGGGTAAAGCGTTTGACTGCTATGGCAACTCAATGGGGATGATTCCACTAGCAAAAACACCATGTAATCATGTATACTGTTAGCCTAAGAGGGTTTGTTAAGACCCTCTTTTCTTTTGGCTCAAGGTATATATAATGGATGACAAAAACTTTTGGTCGTTCACGGACATCGCTGCTGACCTTGACTTAGCGTATACAACTATCCGTAGAAACATAGAAACATTCATCAAGCAAAAGAAAATGAAACCATTGACCCGCATGAAAGCGGACAAAGGACACTTTTGTTCTGTCATGGATAGCACCCAGTACAGTCTGTTTCGTGAGCTAATGCGTGGAAGAACCGCAGTAAACAAAGATGATGAAACAGTTAATGACAAGATGTCTGATGATGGGTTCTTCTATCTAATCTTATTAGTTCCAGAGTTTTCAGACGGTAGGATTAAAGCTGGATTCACATCTCGATTAGACTCCAGGTTCAGCGAACACCTGATGTCTGCACCAACAGCAAAGCTAATCTATTCAACCCCATGTCAACGAGCGTGGGAAACATTCTTGTTAGCTTATGTACACAGTCATGGTAAAAAGATTAGATCAGAAGTATTTGATGTTCCTGATACAAAGGTTTTAATCAAAAACCTTAAGACCCTCTTTTCTCAAGTTGGGCAACGAAAATGAATCACGGAAAATAAGTCCAGCATCATGGACTAAGGAACCCTCTTAGTTAAGGGAAACGCATTTGCGTGAACTAAGGGAAAACTTGATCACGAAATCAATTTCGTGATCATACGAAAATGGTCATAAAACAAGCCATTCACCATGCTGTATTAGGATCATAAATCGTGAAGTTTACTGTCATCAGTTAAAGCGGAATCATCCTCAGTACCCTTAAGAAGTTCAGCTAGGGCAATGTAGGCAGCAGCGTCTTCAAGAGTATCTTGATGATACCCCTGAGAAAGTCTGCAAAGTTTTAACATCGCCATCATTACAGCAACTTCATAAGGCGATACTTCACGCTTCAAGAAGTTAGTCCAACTGTCAGCAATACGCTTTAAATTTAGCTCTGGAGCATCGTATTGATTAGCCCTTTCAACGATGTGTTCAGTACAGCGGGAGAAGAATTCGCTGAGCAAATATCTATCCATTTATAAACCTTTCAATCAGTACAATGACAAGAAACAGTATCATCAAAATCTGGAAACATTGGAAGCTGCATTCTAGATTGTTTCATTACATTTTCATAGCTTGGTCGATCTTTTCTAAATGTATGTTGCCTAGCTACAGCACTACCAATCATTTTTTTCTCTTGTTCTATCCACCAATCCAAAGCTTCGGGAGTTTCTTTTGCAACCAAATCCAATCGATATCTAGATTTTAAAAAGCAACCCTGACAATTTCCTTGATGTTGAGGAATATCTAAATCAAAAGATTGTTTACCCCAGAAAGACATTACATCAGGCAAGGTGTGCCGAGCATCAAACATAGGTGTTAACGCTGGATTTCTTCTAGTGTTTTTCTTTATGTTAGCAACCCTTCTTGGCTCATCGTATCGCAATCCAATAAGTTGATTGTGCTTATGAAACAGTTTGCCGTAAACATCTTTCATATACCGATCCAGCAATCTTATTTTTAATTCGACTGTGCAAAACCTGGCAACAGGATTAGGAAGATACTGTCTTTCATCGATCAAAATGCTAAAAGGTTCTCCGTTTCTTGAAGCATCTTTATGATTAGTTACCTTATATCTTGGATCTATTTTTCTGCCAACATACTCCAGCCAAACTATATCTATCTTCCATTCTTCAGAACACTTCTGAACAAAATCCAAAGTCTTTGGATGCTCCAAACCTGTGTTGCAAAAAACAACTTTAATATGTTCTGGAAGAACATTTTCATGTGCCTCCAGAACTTTAGCCAACATAAACCCAGATGTTCTACCACCGCTAAAAGAAATAACAGATGGATCTTTCAAAAAATACTTGCTATCCATTTGATTCGGCATTAAAAACACCTTCCATTTCTCTTCTCATGTTAATCTGCTCTAAGACAGCTTCCTTAACCTTTTCATCAATTAACTGTCTTTCTTTAGCTTTCTCTTCTCTCTTTAAAGCTAAAGCAATTTTCTTTTCTTTAGCAGTAATCTTCCTTGTTTCCCGCCTCATCATCTTAGCTAATACAGATGACATTGGAACCAAGAAATGAGACTTACTTTTCTTGTTAAACTTTTCTAGCTCAACTGGATCAATTTCAATACCAACTAACCTGATCGCATCCATCAAAGGCTTCTGATCACTCATGTCTATTACCCCACGGAATTCATTTCGATAGAAATAATGAGCAATCAATCCAGCTTTAACGCCCATAACTAACTGGGCTTCTGGACTCGTTAAATACAATTCATCACCAATGTATACTGGCATAACTATTTACCATCCTTTCTAACTAACTCTTCTGCAATTTCTAAAAGCTTAGAACTATTTGCCGATTGGAATTTAAGGATCGGATACAGACTCATAAGTATAACAATTCTTTCATTTAACTTTTGTGTCCATCTCCATCCATTTGCTTCTATTCCATTGACTGTAACTGAAACCCCATCATAAATAGCCTGTTGACATCCTCTAGACTCGATTAAACCTGGGAACAAACCATCTATTGTTTCTGCAACATCTTGGAGAAGATCAGAAACTTTCTTTTTATTAAGCTCGTAAGGTTCATTGCTGTCAACCTTCCTGACAGCTTTAGCCCATTCGCAACAAGCCATACAAGCAGCAAAATTGATGTAGCTATCGGGTTTGCGTTTAGCTACTTCTGAATCTTCCCACAGCACCGATAGATTAGCCAAAGCTTCAGAGGCAGCAGCAA